AACGGTTGAGTTCAGACTTTTCAATAGCACCCTCCACGCCGGGGAGCTTAAAGCCTACATACAGTTTTGCCTTGCGGTAACCGCAAAGGCAATAAACACAACAAAGGCATCCAGCAAGCCAAGCGTTAGCGACAACGAGAAATACACCTTCCGGTGTTGGCTTCTTCGCCTTGGCCTTAACGGTGACGAGTTCAAGACCTGTCGCCACCATCTTTTGAAAAACCTTGAAGGCAACTCAGCATGGAGACGCCTTTCCTAAAGGAAACCACACACCAGCCCCTTCGGGGGCCTTGGGGTGGTAGAAGCCGATAGTGATTTCTTTTAGGAAGGGAGTCTTAAAAATGAAAAAAACAATTTATTTAGCCTACGGGAGTAACATGAGCCTTCAGCAAATGTACCATCGTTGCCCTGATGCCGAGCCAATCGGCAAAGGTTTTATAAAAGGGTGGAGGCTGATGTTCAAGGGTTCCCAAAGCGGGAATTACGCCACAATTGAAAAAGAGGAAGGCTGCACGGTTCCAGTGGTAGCCTGGGCCATAAGCGAACTGGATGAGGAGCGCCTCGACCGTTACGAAGGCTGGCCTAGCTTTTACGTCAAGGAAACCGTTGAGTTTGAGTACATCGGGGATCGCCCAGGAAGAAGGGTAAAAGGCGAAGGAATGGTGTACATTATGCCACCGGATAATTCCACCCTCGGATTTCCAAGCCAAAGGTACTTTGATGTTTTGGTGGAAGGCTACCACCGCTTTGGGCTGGACCTAAAAATCCTTTATGAAGCCTTGGATTACAGCAAATAATAAAACAGAATAAATGTACTAAATAACTTGCTATTCCTTTTAACCAGAGCTAATATGTACACAACTAAAGGGGAACAGCCCCAAAGCAAAAGGAGGAACAAGAAAATGGAAAAGCAGGAAATTTTGGACAACATCAAAGCGGCAACCGAGGACATAGCATTGATTCTTTGGGATGGACCACTGTTCAGCAACCAACAGGCGGTTTTGAACAACATCGACAAAGCCTTGATGAAGGGCTGGGGAACAATACCACCTAAAGACCTGCAACTTGCCTTGGCACAAGGTTTGATGGCGGCAGCCACGATATTGACAAGCATGCATAACGGCGAAGATTAAAAGAAAAGCCAGAAGGACCTCGGCAGAGGCCTTTTGGTCGTGGTGGAAATTATCATCAAGCTATAAAAGTATTGTTATGGCCTGCTAATAACTTTCACAGTGACTACTGAGCACAGTATACACCGCGCGCTTGGATAGTCTATACAGTATACACCGCGCACTGGTTATGAGAGGTTTAAAAGAATCGGTCCCGTTGGGGCTTTTTTTATTGGAGGAATTTGATGGAAGGTTATAAGCCTACTAAATTTAAACTGGATACATCCCATTATGATAAAGGGCAGGCTGACTTTGTGGTAGGCTTTATTGAGTGCCTTTGCCATACGAAGGGCAGATGGGCTGGTAAGCCTTTTAAGCTGCTCCCTTGGCAGGAACAGATTATAAGGGATATTTTTGGAACTGTTAAGGAAGATGGCCACAGGCAGTTTACCACAGCCTATATTGAAATACCAAAGAAGAATGGAAAGTCAGAGCTTGCGGCTGCCGTTGCACTTTATCTTTTGTTTGCCGATGGCGAGGCAGCCCCGGAGGTTTATGGAGCTGCAGCTGACCGCCAGCAGGCAGCCATTGTGTTTGATGTGGCCAATCAGATGGTGAAGCTGACCCCGGCATTGGCGAAACGGTCAAAGAGCCTTGGAGCAAATAAACGGATTGTGTCCCATTTGAATAATGGTTTTTATCAGGTGCTTTCTGCAGAGGTTGGAACCAAGCACGGTCTGAATGTTTCAGGGTTGGTGCTGGATGAGGTACACACCCAGCCAAACAGAAAACTCTACGATGTTCTTACCAAAGGTTCCGGTGATGCCAGAGAACAGCCCTTGTACTTTTTGATTACCACAGCTGGAAATGATACCAACTCCATTTGTTATGAGCTTCACCAGAAGGCATTGGATATTATTGAGGGGCGGAAGTTTGACCCGACATTTTATCCTGTTATCTACGGTGCTGCAGAATCTGAGGATTGGACGAGCCCAGAAGTGTGGAAGAAAGCCAATCCTTCCCTTGGTGAAACCATAACAATAGATAAGGTGGTCGCGGCCTGTGAGTCAGCCAAGCAGAACCCGGCAGAGGAGAACTCTTTCAGGCAGCTTAGACTCAACCAATGGGTGAAACAGTCTGTCCGCTGGATGCCAATGGACAAATGGGATAAATGTGCTTTTGTTGTAAACGAGGATGATCTGGAAGGAAGAATCTGCTATGGAGGTCTTGATCTTTCCAGCACCACAGATATTACCGCATTTGTGCTTGTGTTCCCGCCACTGGACGAGGAGGATAAATACTACATTCTTCCTTATTTTTGGATTCCGGAGGACAATGTTGACCTTAGAGTAAGGCGAGATCATGTACCTTATGATGTATGGGAAAAGCAGGGAACACTTCTTACAACCGAGGGTAATGTAGTTCATTACGGCTACATTGAGCAGTTCATTGATAAGCTAAATGAACGATTCAATATCCGGGAAATTGCCTATGACCGCTGGGGAGCTGTTCAGATGGTGCAGAATCTTGAGGGGATGGGCTTTACTGTTGTTCCTTTTGGTCAGGGCTTCAAAGATATGAATCCACCGACCAAAGAGCTGATGAAGCTGACCTTCGAGCAGAAGATAGCACACGGCGGGCATCCGGTTCTTAGATGGATGATGGATAACATCTTCATAAAGACTGACCCAGCCGGGAACATAAAGCCGGATAAAGAAAAATCCACAGAGAAGATTGACGGTGTAGTTGCCACGATAATGGCACTTGACCGAGCAATCCGCTGTGGATTGGATAATGGTGAAAGTGTGTATGATGAGCGTGGAATATTGTTGATATAAAAGGAGGCATCAGCCTATGAATCTATTTTCTAAACTGTTCCGTTCAAGGGATAAGCCAAAGGATTATCTATCAATCCATTGGCCTTTTTTATTTGGCGGCACTGTCGCTGGGAGAAATGTTAATGAAAGAACATCAATGCAGGTTACGGCAGTGTATGCCTGCGTCAGAATTCTCTCTGAGGCAATAGCCAGTCTGCCGCTTAATGTGTATCAGTACGGGGCGGATGGCAGTAAGGAAAAGTTCTACAACCATCCGCTTTATCATATCCTGCATAATGAGCCGAACCCTGAAATGACCAGCTTTATTTTTAGGGAAACTATGATGAGCCATCTGCTTCTCTGGGGTAATGCCTATGCCCAGATCATAAGGAATGGCAAAGGTGAGGTGATTGGCCTTTATCCGCTTTTACCAGATAAGATGGATGTAAGCCGTAGTAAGGCAGGGCGGTTGATATATACCTACAGACGCAATTCTGATGAGGCGGGTTCCAAGAAGCAGGATGGAGACGTGGTTCTTAAAAGAGAGGATGTACTTCATATCCCAGGGCTTGGCTTTGATGGCCTTATCGGTTACAGCCCCATTGCTATGGCCAAGAATGCCATAGGTATGGCAATAGCCACCGAGGAATATGGAGCCACATTCTTTGCCAATGGAGCCACTCCGGGAGGGATACTTGAACATCCGGGTGTGGTTAAAGATCCGGAGAAACTTCGCAAAAGCTGGAAATCCCAATTCTCCGGGAAAAACAGTCACAGCGTAGCCGTGCTTGAGGAAGGTATGACCTTCAAGCAAATGGCCATACCGCCTAATGAAGCACAGTTCCTTGAAACAAGAAAATTTCAAATAAATGAGATAGCTCGAATTTTCAGAGTACCGCCACACATGGTAGGGGACCTTGAAAAGTCGAGCTTTTCTAATATTGAGCAACAGTCCTTGGATTTCGTGATGTACACCCTTAATCCTTGGATAGTTCGTTGGGAACAGGCAATGCAACAAGCACTTTTGCTGCCATCAGAAAAGAGCCAGCTGTTCTTTAGGTTCAATGTGGATGGTCTTCTTCGTGGGGACTACCAGAGCAGGATGAACGGCTATGCTGTGGCAAGGCAGAATGGCTGGATGTCAGCCAACGACATAAGGGAGCTGGAGAACATGAATCCAATCCCTGATGAGGAGGGAGGCAACCTCTATCTCATCAACGGAAATCTTACAAAGTTAAAAGACGCGGGCCTGTTTGCTAAGCCTGCTGAAAGGAATGGTTTTGATGAGTCGTAAATTTTGGAATTGGGTGAGGAATGATAACGATGAAAGAATACTTATGCTCAATGGGGAAATCTCTGACCAGACTTGGTTCGGCGATGAAGTTACGCCTAAAGAATTTAGGAACGAGCTTAACAGCTGCCAAGGTAAAGTCACTGTTTGGATTAATTCTCCTGGCGGAGATTGTTTTGCTGCTGCACAGATATACAACATGCTCATGGAGTACCCAGGATGCGTTGATGTTCATATCGACGGCATTGCTGCTTCTGCAGCTTCTGTAATTGCCATGGCAGGAAGCCATGTGGCTATATCTCCGGTTGGCATGATGATGATTCATAATCCTGCAACTGTCTCTATCGGGGACGAGCGGGAAATGAAGAAGGCAATAGAGATGCTTTCCGAGGTTAAAGAATCCATCATCAATGCCTATGAGCTTAAGACAGGACTTCCAAGAAAACAGCTG